CTATCAACCGTGTCTGTGGAGCTGGTAAGAAATTTCGTCAGGAATGGATTTAATCATGTCTAAAATTCTAGCGGCGGTTATTAGTATCGTTTTATTCGGTATCTTATCAATCGCAATGGGTTATTTTATAGCCGTTGCACTTACAGGGGCTTAACCATGAAAACTAATGACTGGATAGATTTAGCCTATACCGTGGACTTACTTAGCCGGATGACTGAATCAATAGAAACCTATTTAGAGGATGACCGTTGGGATGGAATAGCGGCTCTACACGCTGAAATTAAAGAATCAAATAAACTTATCAAAAAGTATTACAAACGAGTGAATCAAGGAGTTACACAATGAACCAAAGTAGATTGTTTATGATTCAAGACATAGTTGCAATGGGGTCATGGCATCCAGACAGGCTAGATGTCTTTGACACCGTGAGCGATGAAGGACTCTATGCGCTATGGCTCGACCTTATGAATTTAACTATGAAGGAATCAACCGAATGAAAAAAGACCCTTATATTTGGCTTTACTGGCTGGCTGGATTTTTAGTCTATACTCAATCCCTGCTGTGGTTATTTGACTATCTAGCAGGGCTTTAGAGGGCTGTTTTAGCCGACTTTGATTGAAGTTAATACCTACCTATTACCAATGCCCTAAAAGGGCTTAGAAAGGCTTTTATGCGTTGCACCTGCTGTAACACTGCATTAAATGATTTTGAATCAACGATGCGCCACGCTATCACTAAGCAATTTTTAGAAATGTGTAGCACCTGTATTCGTACTGTCGATGCCTACATTCCGGTGCAGGTAAGAAACGACCTATTGAGTGATTCAGATACGGGCAATATTGACGATGAACTAATGGACAATATCGATGATTTTACCGGCGATGATTGCGATGAAGACTTTGATGAATATTGGAATGAACGCTGATGCAATCGCCTATATAGACCTATATAGAATCAGGGCTGGAGGGTTTTAATAGTTTTTAATCACATCAAGAAACAATCAACGATAGTCTATGTTGTTAAGGCATTATACAGTTTTTTAAAATGTTGTCAAGTCTTTTATTTTTGTGTCTATGTATTGACTTTTTAATTGTCAATGATTACTGTAAGTTGTCTTTTATTGAAAGGGGTTTTTATGAACAAACACGATGAAGCACACTACCATTTTGTCTTATCGGATATGGCGGATTTGGTCGATGAATACGGTTATGCCAATGTAATCAACGACTTAGATGAGATTATTGCCGCTAAAGCCAATGCAATGCTATATGAGGTGACTAATGTCTAATCTTCGCTACGAAGTAAGAGACGAATGGGGCGGGTTAGTACGGCGGTTTTATACCCGGGACGAAGCAGAAACCTATATTGAAATGGATAAGTCACTATGGATAAAAACACTACCGAAGCCAGCGAAGATAGATGCCTTCGCAAACGCTTTAAAACGCCTTGGGAACTGTTTATTTTAGTGTTGCTAGGGGTAGCCCTTATCTCGGCTTACGGCGGCTACAAAGCCGCTAAATGGGAACTAGAGCATACTGTATGTGGTAATTATTATAAGGGTCATTCGTACTGGCATGGATGGCTTAGTGTTAAGGATGGTGTTTCTAGGTGTTTTTGGGTAGAATCAGAATTCCCTTGGCGAGTGCGTCATGGGGTTATACAAGTGAATGGAGAATGATATGAGAGAAGTTGATATGCAATTCACAGTAACGGTGACATACAAGGTCACTACTTACGGGAACAGTCGAAGCGAATGTGAAAGCAAGGCTGAGAACATGAGCATTGAAGACATCCACAAAGAAGGCGAAGTGCAAGATATTGAAGTAGGCGATGGGGTAGAGTTTTAATGACTCAATCTAAATTCGTCAAGCACCTACCATGTGAGCATTGCGGCAGCTCAAATGCCAATGCGCTCTATGACGATGGGCATACCCATTGCTTTAAGTGTGAAACCTACACTGCCAGCAATGGTGAAACAACAACAATGAAGGCAGTTAAACCAATGAACAAGGACATACAATTTTATGACTCTGCTACTAATTCTAGTATCTCTGACCGTGGTATTACTTCGGCTACTTGCTTAACCTACGGTGTAAAACAAGCCACAGGCAGACACTATTACCCCTTCTATGATGCTGATGGCACACTGGCGGCAGTTAAGACTAGGGATGTGGCTAAC